TTCGAATACACAAGGACAATTAGCTTCGGTTAGTTCGTTTGAGTATGATTTTAAAAAGTTAATAAAATCATCCATATCTTCTTGCTCAACATCCAATTCATCATAATCATCAATTGGATTGTCTTGTGGAGTATCACCCATAGCGTATGCTTGGTCTACATACTCATCTTCTTTTACGATATTGGCTAATATAATCATTTGGTTTTATTTTATTTTGACATTATATAACATAAATATGGTAATTTATCAAAACCCTACAACCATTGAGTTAAATCTTCCATTGTATCGCCAATTTGCATCTTCCAAGGATTATCTTCGTTACCACTACCACCATAAACACCAGCATGCTGCATGTTTGATGATATACCTCCCATAGCCCTTTTGGTTAAATCTATACCCTCTTGTCTTAAACGAAGTGCGGTATCTCTAACCCATAATCCTATACAAAATGCCATTACCAAATCATCATTATAACTTTTCATTGCTTCCGCTCTACCATTGTTGAATATAAAAGTAAATAACTCATCTATTAAACGATTGGAACGAACAGTCACTGCTTTTTCTCTAAAGTATTCATCTAATTTAGAAATAATAAGGGGTCTAGTCTTAGATGTGGTAGAAAATCCAGCTACCATCTGTCTTTCATCTGCTCGGTATTTATTTCTCATTTGGTGTTCAATATCAACATACTTTAAATCCTTACTCATATAGAATAGGTTTTTATATTGTCTATCTATTACCTGCTGAATACAAGCCCAACCAATGTTTGCATTCTCTATTACAAGTAGTGCATCATTGTATTGTGTAGATAATTCAACTAAGAAGTTTCCAAAATCTTTTGTATCAACCTTACCTTTATATTCGGCAACCTGTGTACAAGTATTGATTTCCATAACGTGAGCTGCGGAATAATCCGAACCATCTCCTCTAGCTACGTCCGCAATAACCATATAAGAACCATTTGCAGTTGGGTATTCCCATCTCCAAAGGTTACCATCGAACCCAGTTTTCTCTAATGGTTCTTGGCAAAATGATTCTTTATAGAACATTAATAATTCAGGTTCAATTACAGTATCACCGGAAGATACGAAGTCACAATCACACTCTTGGGCTGCTTTCTTTGCCCCCAATAGTTTTTCTTGCTCAGCCCTCCAAGCTTCACCTCTTTCAGGGTGTAAAGTCCAATGTAATTTAATTGTATTGAATGGGTTAGTACCTTCTTCTGCGTTTAACCAAGTTTTATGAAACCAATTACCCACACCATTTGGAGTAGAAAGTGCTATACAAGCTCCACCCGTTGAAAGGGTAGATTGAGCTGCCACCCAAATCTCATCGATATCATCAATGAAGGCGGCCTCATCAAATATTAGAAGTGATAAGGCTTCAGAACGTCCTGCATCAGGAGAAGAAGCAATAGCCTTAATTTGAGAACCATTATTTAAACGAAGGGAAAGTTTGTTATCTTCCAAAGAACCTCCTTTAAGCCAGCCGGGAAGTAATTCATGCATTACTCTTACCTTTGTTACCAAGTTCTTTGCAACATCTTGTTTTGTTGCGATAACTAATACATTATAATCCGAATTGAATATCATCTTCCAAAGTGCGTACCCAGCTGATAAAGTTGATATACCAGTTTGACGTGATTTCAATACTATATTAAATCGATTATCTTTGAATTGTGTTAGTGTTTTTTCCTGAAATGGGAAAAGGTGAAATGGTATCTTACCTCTCACCGGATGCTGAATCATACAATATTTTTTCATAAAGTGAATCGGGTCTACCGCACACTTTTTGTATTCTTCTGCTACTATCTCTTTTAGAGATTTCTTTTGTGTTATACCAGTACTCATATTAATCGATAGGTGGTTTAACTAAATCGTAACCTTTATCTTTTAGTTTATCCCACGCTTCGTTTCTTAGTTTTTTTGCCTGTTCGATTTCTTCTTCAAAACGAGTAATATCAGTTAGAATTTCTGCTTTTAATTCCGTTACATCTCTTTCCATACTCCAAGTTTCAATCTTACCATCTTCTTGAACTACTTCATAAGTTTGTTTTGCATCTCTATATGCTTGCTTAAACTGAGATACAATATCATTACCATAGGAAATCATATTGTTATATATCTTATAATCCTCATAGGCTTCCCACAATCCATCGTATTTTATTTGAGCCTCTTTTATAGTAAGACAGTGTAAACAATATCCAGTTTTAGATATAAGCTTTTTATCAACTCTACCTATTTTAATTGTTTTACAATTATCCGATTTACAACTATTCAACTTATCTAAGTAAGCTCTAGTCTCAGCCATAATATCACCCAACTCCGAAAATTCTATTCTACCACCTTCGGTTTGTTCCCAAGATTTACCATTTTCGTCTGTCCACTTTTCACCAACCTTACGTTTTATTATCTCTTTATCAGCACCAGCAAATGATACAAATGCTTCTTTTTGATAATCACCCCCAGTCAATACCATATCCACCAACTTTCTACGGGTTGGATGCATAAACTTTTTATTAAATTCCTTTGCCATAGTATATACAATATATTTGTATATATAAGTATATCAAAATTAAGAAAACGATTAACTATCTTGAAAATTTAAAAATACCAAGTATTTGATTGAGAGGTGCAAATGCTCCAGTTAATTTGTATGTATTACCATTATATACAAAAACCAATCCCTCATTGGGTACAATTTTATCAAACCCACCCAAAGAATTTAATCTTTGTAATTCTATTTTTAACTTATCTAATTGAGATGCAGTACCAGTTGCTTTTAATGATTTAATAGCACTACCCAATTCAGCTCTCATCTTTTTAGTTGCATCCGATGGATTTGCTGTAAGTACCGATTGTACAAATGCTAATACATCTGCGCCAACGCCTAAGAATATCTCCTCAAATTTCATTATGTTTTCTTTTGATATCTTAGCTTGGTCTTTTTTATCCATATTATCAGCCCATGCTTTTATTTTAGCATCTTGTATTGTAGCGATACGAAATCCCTTATCACCAAACGCCCATCGTTTAACTAATCCTATTTTTTGTTGTGCATCCAAACCTTTTGCATTTTTATTTACCAAATCGGTCCAATATGCTTGATGGTAATCGGCAACACCAGCTGAATCTGATAATTTATATTCAGATTGTAATTTATTTATCATTGAAATATACTTACCTTGCTTTTTGGTTAATTCTTCGGATTTTGGTAATGATAGCATTGGTGGTCCTTGTATTGTGTATGTTGATTGTACATGCTTATTAACTTGCTTAATCATTCCAGCCAATATACTTGCAGCTTGTTGATTTTCACCAATCACTTCACCACTTTCATCATATTCAAATGTACCGTGAAATACTAAAAGGTTTTGACCATATGGAATTACGTTTGCATTCTTAGGATATATTACTTCCAAATTCATAAAACATGCACCATCTTTAAATATCTTTTTCTTTTGTGGTTCGGATAGTGCAGATACTGCCGCAGATAAATCCTTCATTGCAAATGTGTATGCATCTGTCAATGCACCCCTATTAGCAAAGTTACTAGCTACCTGTCCTATTGTCATAGCACCTTCACCTTTATTCTTTAGATGTGATTTGTTACGAGCTGCCACTAACCTACCATTTACCCAACTAATTGCCAATGCCTGTCCATCAGTCTTCTCTCTTGCTAATTCCAAATCACCATTAAGTGCTTTAGTTACGATATTTTTAAGGTCACCAAAAGTAAGATTCATTTGAATATCAAACGGATGATTCATGTGACCATAAGCCCCGCCTTCCGTTAGAATTTGTTCTGATACATAAATTGGTGTTATAGATTTGAAGTCACCCTTTCTCATTATAGTTTTTGCAATCAATTTGTTTGCCATTACTACAAATGGAATATTAATATCGGTTCTTCTATCTTTAACAACAAATTCCTTATATTGTTTTACAAATTCTAAAAATTTCTTTTTGTTTTTTGCTAATCTCTTAAAAAATCCAGTTAATTCTGCTGGTGAAATTTCCTTACCATTACGCGGGTCATTTAACCTTTGAAAAAAATGGTCGGTTTCTTTACCTAATTCTATATCGCTAGGTGCAAATTGCTGGTCTGCGTATTTTTCTACCGCATCCATATCAGCCTTAGCCATTTCAAATACAGATGGTGTTTTTATCTTTCTCCAACCTCCACCTGGTGTTCTAAATATTCTAGCAGGTATTGGTAAAGTAGAACCTATTGGTAATTGTCTTTCATACCCGTTATCAACATATATAATTTTAGTTATAAATTGATTTGTTTTATTATCAGAACCTACCAATTCAACTTCTACATTTACCGGCTTTCCACCAACTTTCATTTTTCCTGCAAATATCTGTCCTTTTGTAAAGGCTTCTTTTACTGGTTGGTATTCTTCACTACCATCTTTATCCAATTTTGATTTCATTTTTTTAACATCTTTTGGGTCTGGTGCTCCAT